TTCTCTTCGCCTTGTTGTTTAGCAAAGTCTTGTCTAGCAGAACGAATAATTTGTCTCTCTCTTACCAAGTTGTCTATGCCAGACCTTTCAACAACTCTGAACCATGTTCCTTTACCTGCCGTTTTAAGTGCATCAATAACCATTTCGGTTGCACCTTGTGTCACAGCAGTAGAGAATGATGCAAGATTATCTTCTGATTTTCTCTGTCCTGTTTTGTCCACAAAGTTATAAACTGCAACAGTAGGTCTATCTTTTGCCTTAGGCAAATTAAGTAGTTCTAAATGTGAAGGAAGATTAACTACAGTAGCATTTTCTACACATATGTAATTTCTAGACCAAGCCTTTGCGACACCTGTGACAACATCTCTGCCGAAACCCTCATCAAATCTTCCTGTCTCATAGGCACAATCTGCTGGGTTGTCTGACCACTTTGGAACAGATGCACATCCAGATAGTAAAATTACGCCGGTAAGTAAATATTTAACCAGTGCCATCTGAGTCTTGTCCAAAGTTTCCTGTTCCGATTGGTATTTCTAAAATTGTTTCTGTTCCATCGGAATCAACAATTGTCATTCGTATAAATTCTGAACCATCTTCGTTAGTTATCACTTCATATGTGACAACATTACCCTCTAAACTGAATGAACCAAATCTAACTGAACCGTCATTCGAAAACATAGACTCAACTAATTGTTTAGCCATTTGTGCATAAATTCGTGATTCTAGATTCCGAATAAATTTGGCCATGGTTGTATTATCTTCTGCCCTTTCAGCTGCCTTTCTAGCAGATTCAAGTGCATCTTCTATTTCTTTTTTTCTTGTGAACTCTTGGTTCTCAACGGTTAGGTAATGTGATGCTGTACCTATTCCACTGAAACTAGGGTTCTTAAATTTGTGTTTTATATCAGCACTTAGAGCGCTCATAAAAAGTATTCCACCGAGTAGTATTAATGTAAGTAGATATTTGTTCATTTTCGTTTCGCCTCTTCTTGTAACCTTTGTACTTTCATATTCTCCTTCATTTCTAAAACTACATCAACTTTCTGTTGTAATCTTATCAAATCTTGGTCTAACATTCTTGTTTGGTCTATTACTTTAATTAATTGAAAATGCATCTTTTCAATTTCGGGTTCTAGTTTTTCGCCTACAAACCACCAAATGTAATATATGAAATAGCCAAGTCCCACTGACATGACTATTGGGAATCCGTAATCAGATATAATTTGAGCGATATCCATCAATCTCTCCTTACATCTAGTTTTTCGTCTTCTATGAAATTTTCTGCTCTAGCGATGCGTTCTATGTCTGGTCTTAATTCCAACGCTGATGAAACTAACAGGTCTATCTTAATCATTTCGTTTGACATGGTTCTTGCACGATTCTCTAGCGAAACACAAAATATTGTTAGAGTTGCTATTGAATCTACTACACCTTCTAGTATCTGTTTGATGACTATAAAGATGAAAAAGCCCATTAACAGACTACCTGCAATTGGGGCACCCACTTCACCTATTAGATTAAAAATCTCTTCCATACTGTTATTTATACAAATAGACTTTCATGTAGGCTAAAAAAAAGGGACTCAGATGAGTCCCTTTAAGTGTCCTTGTGAGGACTTACTTTAATTGCGAGTGTATCTCGTTGATTACAGCTGCTTTAGAACCACTTCTTTTAACTTTCAGTGATTGTTTGTCAGCAAGTTCTAATAGTTGAACCTTAGTTAATGTCTTAAGTTCAGCCTTAGATGTAACACCATTATTGTTTTTATCTGCAACATTAGACTTTACTACTCTTGGTCTTGAAACCGGAGCAGGAGCCGATGAAGTTGTAGTACCACTTTCATCTCTATTGAGATAAGCGTAAACAATAACAAATAACACTACAATTGCAATTGCGTATTCCATAATATACTCCTATTGAAATTATGAGTCTCCAGTATATCGAAGTTTCGCTAATTTGTAAAGGGGGTTTTTATAGAACTTTTTAGTCCTTTGCTTTTCCAACATTTAATGCGACCCAATCAAGTACTTTGTAAGCTTTCTTGACTATGCCATCATCAACTGGTGTAGGTGTAAGAGCTGCAACTAAAGATGCACCCATTACTAACCAAGGTAACACTTGTACCCAAGCAATTATCCATTGAAGAAATTCCAACATATAATACTCCTGTTATTAATTGATTTATAACAAGGGTATTTAGTTTATGTTAGTGCCTATAGAGTATTTTTGTGTGAGTTTCCACTGGTTCTTTTCTTTATAAGGTATAACCTTAATTTGAGAAAGTGGCGCTCTAGGCTCTTCTATTCTCTTCGAGTCAAGTACCTTGACAAGGTTCCATTGTCTTAATAAATCGACAATAGTGTTTCGTCTAGCGACATCTGATTCGTCAAAGTTTGTTTGTTTGCCATCGAGTTTGAATAACTCTTTGAAGTGGACAATGTAATACTTGCCTCTTTTGTGTAGTATATGACATGACTGAAAGAGTTCTTTCTCTTTTCGAGACGCTACACCAATTCTAGATAGTGTTTCTCTTATCTTTAAGAAGTCGTCCTTTTCAGGAAATGTTATTTCTACTAAGTCTTTTACTGATTCTAATAAGTCATCCATTATTCTTTCCACCAATTTTCATACTGTCTTTCAAGTCACGATACTGTTTATCATTTAATAACTCAAGATATTCTTTGGCCCTTTGTGAGGATACGCCGAAGGCCTGCTTCACTGTATCTAACTTCTTACTTTCGAAAGGTTTATGCCATTTAGAAAATCTTTGTCGTTTTCTAAGAGTATTTATGAAAAACAAGTATTGAAGACGGCCACCAGTACTATGTCTGATATTCATCTCGTTTACTAGAAAGACTGCATCTTGGTGATAAGATAATGCCTTATTGATTAAGAATGGTTGATATGCTTTCTCTTCGATATCATCAACCATGATATCTTTTTTGTCGTAAGAGACCGACTTAACGAAGTCGAATGGATTTCGTTTTGACACTTAAGTGTTTCTATTCATAGAATCAACTAGAGCTTGACCAGTAAGAGCAGTGCCAAACATATGTTTAGTTCCGTCTTGTTGAGTTCTCTCAATTGTGCCGTTGTTGTATTCAACATCGGTAACACACTTGCCTTCTGAAGTATCTTGTGGTCTGTCATCGTACCACATAGAGTTTATTGAATGTGCATGTATGCCCTTAACTTTACTCGACCATTCTTCTGCGGCCAATAATTGTCTTTGAAATTCTACTATATTATTGTGTTCTGTCATCTTTACTTTCCCGCCATATTTTATCGGCATGTCTTTGTAGACTTCTTTCTAAGTGGTAATCAAACCATCTTGCTAACCATTGTCTTAATTTACCCATTATGCTTCCTCGTTTGGATTCCACATAACTAAGTTTTTAGTTCTGAGTCTGTTAGCGACAATACGATATCTGTTTCTTTCTTCTGTCCATTCTTTTAACCATTTATGTCCATCTCTCTCTGCATCAACAAAGATTGCATTGGTAAATGCTAATGGTAATAGTATTGCAATATGTATGATGATACTAATTAGAGTATTGTAATTAAAGAACCCTAAGTAGTTTGCAGCCAGAAACCCAAAGAATACACTCCATACAGTAAACAAAACTAACATAAAGTAAGTCTGTAAACTTGGGTCGGGTATATATTTTAATGGATTATATTTCACATCCATTACTCTTCTCCAAGCATTCACAAGTGCAAATGCAAATCGTCTGAATCTAGTTGGTTTTTTCATTATTGGTTCTACTTTCATTTCAGTCTCCTATTCTATGTGATTTCTCACAAACTCTTTTATTACATGCATACCATATGTTGCCCATGTAATTACTATTAAACTCCATACTAATAATTCAATCACTTAAACTTGCACTCGGACATAATCTCGGTGAGACATGCGGTGAAGTTAATTTCTGAATCCATAGCGAATGCAGCCTTGTATTGATAATCAGCGATGAACAAAACAGCTGCAGGTATAGAACTTGGTTCTAATCTTTGTTCGAGTGCATCAAATATCTTACGATATAAACCATTGAAATCATTATCAGAATTTTGAGCGACCCATTTTCTCATGGCGCCCCAGTTTTTACCTGCAATCATATCAATCAATGGTGTCAGTTTTTCTTCTGATAATGTCGCTAATAGACCACTATCGATTACACCACTTGCACCATATCGTTGAACTTCGTTGATACATCGTCTGAAATCTGGAAAGAACTTTAGTATAAGTTCTACTAATACCTTCTCATCATACTTAATACCCTCATTGTCACATATAGATTTTAGTCTATCTAGACCACCCATTGCGAGTGCTTGTTTTTCGTTCTTGGGTATTGAGAAATCAATTACAGTACATCTACTATGTAGAGGTGCAATGATTCTATTCTTGTAGTTACATGTAAAGATAAACCTACAGTTACTTGAGAACTCTTCTATGAAGTTTCTCAATGCAGGTTGTACTGAGTCAGCAGATATATAATCTGCCTCATCAAGTATGACCACTTTCGGGCCACCTTGAAGAGATACAGTAGATGCGAAGTTTTTAATCTTTGTTCGCAAAGTGTCGATAAGACGGCCCTCGTCACTGCCATTAATGACAATGAAATCAGCTCCTAACTCATTACAGAGTGCCTTAGCGACCGTTGTTTTGCCTGTACCTTGTGAACCACAAAGCATTAGATTTGGTATCTCGTTATTAGAAACAAACTCTCGGAATGTTTTCTTAACGCCTTTGGGTAGTATAGTATCGGCAATGATA